ATCCAAATTCATTTATATCTATTTCATTATAATTAACAAAACTACTATCTGCATCAAATCCTTCAAATGTTATGTCTGTACTATTGTGTTGTATTTCTGGTGTTTGGTCGAAACTACCTATAGTAATTAACTCTGCAATGTTTACAGGATCTTTTGTTTTTAAATCAGATTTTATACTATCTGATACTGCTTTCATATCTGAAAAGTTTTTAACATTATTAAATAATGTAAACGCTAATGCTAATGACATTACACAATCATCATGTTCCCCGTTTTCTGCTTGGTATTTGTTATCTATAAGAACGAATCTAAACAATTGATTTATAGTTTTTTCATCATTTATTTCAAGATGTCCATTTTCAATAAAAGTTTTCATTGTTTTTAATATTTGATTACGTGTCGTTTTTGTTGTTCTTGTACCAGAATACTTTTTTCTAGCTTTTACATTATTTTTAACATTCTTATTAATATCATAATGAATATTATCATATTCATATGTATTAACCATTTGGTCTGTAACGCTCTGACCAGCTCCTTCATTATTTTCTATGATTAAGTACGGGTTACCGTACATTCTACACCAATCATCTAAATACGCTGGCATCAATAAATAATCTATATCTAAATTAGCTGTTGCAACTTGTTTAAATTTTAAACCTGTTATATCCACAAAATTAACAACGAATCCATCTGTACCATCCTTAGCAGGATCTACTGAACATATATATTGATTACCAGGTGTATATTCGTGGTATATGTTTAATTTGCCATCAATGATATCTATAGGTTTTTTTGCTTCTAATCTTTTTAATGCATCAGCGCTTATTAAGGTAAATGATGAACCTACGAATGTATTATGCGATAAAAAACCATTAGTGTAATACACTTCACCATCGACATTAGTTAAATCAAATACTTCTTTTTTACCCATAAATTCTATATTTGATACTATAGCGTAACCTTTTTTAGTTTGTAATTTATCACCTATTTTTAAATCCTTAGCGAATACTTCTGTATTGTCTATAACGAATATATGTTTTTCAGCAACTTCAATTTTACCCTGTTCTGTTTCAATTTCTAAAACATTTTTTATATATCTAGCTATACCGTTAAATGTTTTTTTACCATTCGGTGTATCTACTTGCATCGGTTTATTTAATTTTTTAAGAATTATATCTTCTTTCATAGTGACTCCCATAATTCTCCAATTTTAACATTTTTATTATTCACTTTAATTATTGTATTGTACTCAACACAATTTGCATAAGCTTGATTAAAAAATATTTCACCCTTAGATGCGATAATTTCTTCTTTGAATTGTTCTGGTGATTTTTTAGTTCCATCTTGATTCCATCTTGGAACTTTTCTCCAATCTGTATTAAATGCTATACTACCATTACTTCCTATTTTTCTTTTGTTATAAGTAACTTCATATTTGTTATTATCTAATTTTTTAATATTTTTAATTTGTTGTGAATTATATATCTCTTCATTATTAAAGTGATTTTCTATGGTATCTGAGTATATTATATGATCACTGTTTAGTATTTCTGTAACTTCAGTAAATCCATCTTTTAAAGCACCAGTATATAAAGTGTAAAATTCATTCATACCATTAGCAGTACTGATAAAAATATTTTTCTTTTTAGATAACGCTGATTGTGATGGTAACATAGAATCTAAGTACGCTGAAAATTTTGTTGTACCGTTATCATTACCTATAATATATGCTGACTCATCGGTTACAGTATAAGCACAATTATGATGAATAATATTATCAACTATATATGTATTATCGCCTTCAACATTTATAGGATCATAATAAAAATGTTCAGAATCATTCATAATTTTTAACAATTTTTGACCATTTATTTTATTATTAATTTTAATGTTTTTCGCTTGTCTAAATATTTTACCAGCATTCGATTTACCAACAAAAATTCTATGTGATTTCGTACAATTTATTTGTGTGTTTTCAAGCAATAAATTAATACCTTGTTCTTTTACTTTTTTAATACCATCGAACGATTTATATCCGTTTTTAGTTTTAATTTTCAAATTCACATATTTTCCTAATATATTATTATATTTTAGATATTTTTTATATGTTATTAATTCCTCTTTATCTGACCTTATAACATTATTTACGCTTTTGGATTTTATTTTTGTATATAAATCTTCTATTTTAATAGATTTTTCTACACCATTTTCTAAAATATCTATTTTTGTATCTCCTCTTAAACAAGTAAATCCCCTGAAAGAATTCTTCCCCGCAGTGTCTGATAATATTCTTACACCATTCTCGAATGATACTGATCTAACATTCCATACTTTTACACCTGGTGTCATCCATATAGGTAACGATACGAATATATCTTTAACCTTCGTTAGGAATTCTGCTGCCATTCCAAGTGATTGTGCTGCAATGCCAATATTTACATCTTTTTCGAATAAAGCTAGCCAACACAAATATATACTTACCGTTACAGATTTTCCACTATTATGTGATAATATACCATTACTATAATATACTTCTTCTTTTGATGCTAATGTCACATCATACATATTTTCTTCTGTATTTAAGTTTATTACACTTATAACTTTCGAATCACCTTTTTCTGTTTGTAATATTTCATTTAAACAGTTCTTAGCATATACTTCTTTATTATTATTGTTTATTAAAACATGATTATAAGCGCATTCTAAAAACATACCATTATCTAATACTATTTTATATTTTTTATATGGTATAGTTTTATGAACTTCTAATATTTCTACTTCTCCTTTTGGAGTTGAAATCATTTTACCGTTTCCTGGATAGGATTCAATAAATTTTCTTGGTGTTATTTTAGAAAGTTTCATTTATTTTCCTTGTTTAAATAATCAGATTTGCATTCATCAAATAATTCCTTAATACTTTGTTCTTTTTTATTCACAATGACTTTAGTTTCTTTATTTATGCATTGTCGTGGTAAAAGTCCCACTATTGATTCATTCTCAGGTTGTATTATACAATCTAAAAACTCTAATTGATAATATCTTAAATCTGGATAATCTATACCCTTTGGTGTAGTAATTTTTACATAATTATTCATGAAGTAATATATATCATCTTTACATTTTTGTATTTCGTCTATGTGTATTTGTGATAATGGTAATTTTCTATTTATATTTTTTAATGATGGCATTTTTTGATACGCTACTTCTTTTCCAAAAGAATCTAAATAATACCCTTCATCATTTTGTTTCAAATCTAGAATATTAAAAGCTATTTGTTTACCTTTTTTTGTTTTTCTTAATTGTTCTAATAATTCTAGTGTTATTTCATTTTTATTATTTTTATAGTAATCTATTACTTCCTTAGTGAAAATATTACTAATATTTTCAGACATAATAATCCTTTTTAAATATTTATATGCAATATAATTTTTAATTATTTTGTTATAATTAAAGAGTTTAAGTCACTTTTAAGTGTATTTTTAGTATAATATATATAAGAGTTAATAAGTAAAAAATTTAAGTCATTTTTATTAGTTAATGTATAAAGGTTAATAAATGAGAGATTTACACAACAAAGATTTAGTAAATAATAAAATTTATTTTTTGCAGGTTCATGAAAAAGTAAGAAATGGAATACCACTTTCAAAAGTTGGTGATACTGTTCGTGAAGTCGAAGAAAGAAATTCAGAAACAATTCTTAACGCCTCTTTACATCGTTCTAATAAAGTAACATATTGGAAAGCTGAAAAAGCTGATGGTACATTATTCCGTGATAAAAAACTTCACAAATTCCTTGAAGACAAAGGTTATGAAAGGGAGCTAAATGATAATGGCAATAAATCAGAGTGGTTTTATGATTTAAGTTATAAAATATTTATTACACTATTTGAAGAGTTCATTAATAAAAAACCAAGAAAACCATATAAATTAAGAAAAGCACAAAAACATTTATCTAAAAAAATTCTTGAAGCATTTAAAACAGTAAAATATTTGAATTTAAATGCTTGTGTGAGAGTTGGTAAAACTATACTATCACAAGATACAGCAAAACAATTAAATATGATGCCTTGTTATATAGGTAAAAACCTAACATCACAATCATCTGCTCGAAAAACTTTCGAGGATATAGATATTGTCGAATCTATGTGTACGATTTCTATACACGGTGAAGAAAAAGAAGTAGAAGAAGGTTATACTAAAAAAGTAAAAAGAATTATATCTGAAATAGAGAAAGAAAATATTTTAAATCAACGAATATTATTTTTTGTTGATGAAGTAGATGATGCTTCACATACTATTTTAGCAAGAAAAACAATGAAACCTGTCATACAATATTTTAAAGATAATGATTTATTTGGTGGATTTATCACTATGACAGGAACAAGAGCACATAGAGGATTAAAAGTTTTAAATGATGTAAAGGATAAAGATGATAAACTAGTAGAGATTGAATTACCATATTATGAAATGCAACAAATTCAACCAGAAACTACTTGTCAAAGAGATTTTACATCTGTTACTATATATAATGAAAATGAAAATGCACCATTGTCAAATATATCAGGTGCGATGAAAACAGCACCAGGTAGAGAATCTATAGCAAAAAGTATTATTTCTTTATTCGAAGATAATTCTTTTAATATTAAATATAATGATAATTTCCCAAATATATTCATTAAAATTTCTACTATTGGTAAATCAAATGCAACCTCATTGGTATCACTATTGAATAAAAAATATTCTGTTGTAAAAGGTACAGAATACAAGTATGTAAATATAAACGGTAATACAACAACTTCTAGAGAAGCTGAAGAATATTGTGAAAAAATTATTAATAAAAACAAAGATAAAAAAATAGTTTTTATTACTCAAGGAATGGCAACAACATCTTTTAGTATAGAATCAATAGGAACAGCGATAGTATTTACAGATAATGAAATGACAGCTGATGATGTTCAAGGAATTCATAGAAGTTGCACTTTTGCTCCAGGTAAAACAAATACAAATTTAATTTTAATCACTACAAATGATTCAAAAGAACTCCAGTTTGACGATCCTTTTGAAGATGAACTTAAAAAAGCATATGATAAAGAAAGTACAAGGGAGATTTATAAAAGTATTAACCAATACAACAGTATTACACATTTTTTAGTTAATGCTTCAAAAAATACGATAGATACTCCTGTTATTGTTACAGAGCAAAATATTGAGAGATACATTGATATTAAGCAACAATATCAAATTGCATTATCTAGTCAAGTTCAAGCAGTTATAGATGAAGAATTTACATTTTTAAAAACATTAAAATCAAATAAAACTTCAAAAAAATCTAAGTGTAACAATTCGTCAAAATCAGAAAACCCGTTAGGAGATTTACCTTCAGCAGAACACGAAACAAAAAATAAAAGTAAAGAAATAAGCAAAGAAACAAAAGCAAAAAGATTAAAAGCTTTATTTAGTGCTATTTCTAATATGATGGCGTATGATGGAAATAATCAATGTACTACACCATCTTTTAACCTTTTTGGTGTAAATGAAAAAGTATTTTACGAGTGTGAAAAATTAAAGGTATTAAGTGATAGATGGAATTCTATTTATGAATTGTGTAAAGATGATAAAACCTTTATTAGATTATACGCTGATAAGATTGCTGAGTTAAATACTTTTTAAGTCTAATTTAATTATATTCTTGTTATAATACATTATAAGGAATATTAAAATGAAAACACTTCATGTCTATCATAATAAATATATTAAATCAGTCTATCGTAATTTTAAAAAGAATGATGTTATAATAACTAATGAAATAGGTAT